AACACTAACACTAAAGTTATTAATGATACACAGGAATGGATTCATCAAAATCAAAATCAAAATAAATTAGTTATAATACAATGGTGTAATTTTGAAAATGAATCGTCAGAACACGAAGACATTTATAAATTTCATCAATTGCTTAAAGAAGCAGATATACGACATGTTTTTTTAAATAGTGAAGAATGTTTTGGTATTAATATCAATCGATATAATTGGGGAGTAAATTTTATCGAACCTTATAATCCAACTATGACCTATTCAAATATCTTAAATGCCAATAAAATAGACACAGTTGCTCCCAATTCACGTCATTTTGGTAGAGATGCACATAGCTTTTTTAATCGTTTTATGTTACAATACATTGTTGCTAACAAATTAATTTAAGGCTTATATGAAATACGTGCTGATTGATACTGCTAATCTGTTCTTTAGAGCTAGACACGGTGCTTTTCGTGCTAGTGATACTTGGGAAAAAGTAGGATTTGCCCTTCATGTAACACTAATGGCGGCTAACAAAATGGCCCGTAGATTTGAAGCAGATCATGTGGTTTTTGCCTTAGAAGGACGCAGTTGGCGTAAAGATGTTTACAAGCCTTATAAAGCTAATCGTACTGTGGCAAGACAAGCATTAACAGAAGCCGAACAAGAAGAAGATAAAATGTTTTGGGAAACGTTTGACGCTTTAACTAAATATCTTTCTGAAAAAACAAACTGTAGTGTAATACGCTGTGCCACAGCCGAAGCTGATGATATTATAGCAAGGTGGATTGCTTTACATCCACAAGATGAACACGTAATTATAAGCAGTGACACAGATTTCGTACAGTTATTAGCAGAAAATGTCAAACAGTACAATGGCATTACTGACGAATTGATAACAGTAGAGGGAATATTTGATGCGAAAGGTCGACCAGTCATCGACAAAAAAACTAAAGAACCTAAGACAATACCCAATCCGGAATGGTTGCTTTTTGAAAAAATAGTTAGAGGCGACCCGACTGATAATGTTTTTTCCGCATTTCCTGGAGTTCGTACAAAAGGTACCAAAAACAAAATAGGACTTATGGAAGCATTTGAAGATCGCACTAAACAAGGATATAATTGGAACAATATGATGTTACAGCGTTGGGTTGATCCCGATGGTGTAGAACATCGTGTATTAGATGACTATGAACGGAATCGTATGTTAGTAGACTTGACAGCACAACCTGAAGATGTTAAACTAGTAATAGACACAGCAATTCGTGAACAAGTAAGTCACAAAGATGTTGGGCAAGTAGGCGTAAGATTTTTACAGTTCTGTGGAAAATACGAGCTCAATAAGGTCAGCGAAAACGCAGAGTCGTTTGGTAACTGGCTTAACAAGTGCTACACCGGATCGTTACAAAGTTAAAGACCAGCCCTTAGTAGATTTTAACTTTCCGTTCAACACTCTACTCATAGCACTTTGATCCAAATTGTATCGCTCAATCATTTCTCGTTTAGTAGCGGTAACAGTTTCGTTAGTATTGATATTAGTAAAGGAATAGATAGTAGGATCGTGTCGATAGTTGTCTTTTAGATTACAGCCTCGCTTAATCCAGCCAGTAAGTTCGTTTACAGACATTTCTTTGCGATCAACTATGCGACATACTCTTACTTTTGGGACTCTCATTTTTGTAAGTGTCGATTCTTTTGCTTTCTTACCATAGTTAGGATTATTACTACCAGAAAAATCTGCGTGATTATCCTTCATTTTTTGTTTTTGCTTATCTGTTCGTTTAGAGCCCTTATGTTTAGTATGCCCAAACTTTTTTCGTTCTTCTGTAGAATATGTTTTACCTATGTTCCAACCGCCACCACCGTTTTCTATGGTTCTATTAGCCCAAATTCTGTTACCAAAATCATCCACAGAAGTTGTAATGCGGTATAGGTTACTGTAATGCCTACCAAGAGATACCATTTCATCACGATTTTTTCCGGAATAAATAACTTGAGTAGTAATATCGTCACCGTGTTGTTTAATATGCTTTTTCCAATCAATGCCCGAGCCTTTGTATTCGTAAGGATCGTAATGAGTTTGACCTAAATATTTTAGTCCTGTTTTCTTATGCGTCTTAATGTAAAGCGTGTAAATAGTCATTGCTGATAGTTCCTTTTTAACTGTTAGAGTAGTTGGATCTGCCAGGATCGCGAACTACACTTATTTAGTTCATATTCATCTTTCATTGATTTTATTAGGTTACCAAAATAGTTGACAGTATGGTTAAATTCTGTTACAATAATAGTATAGAGTTAAAAGGATGAATTGTAAAATGACACCACAACAAATGATTTTGAAACTAAGAAGCGGAAGACTCGACGAACTAGATGTTTGCGGTTATGAAATCGCTAATATGATTCAGGAACTACTGGATACAATTAGAACCCTTAATAATATTAATAGAAATAGCGAAGGATTATATTCGCTCGAAGATGAGAATGATTGATAACTTTAATAATGCTGTTACTAATAACGATCATCTGATAGGATACCGTTGCTATCGATGTAGCGGTGTGTTCCAAAGTATGTGGGCACCACTTGTAATAAATGTCGTGACGAAGAATCATATTATGCGGCTATGAAAAAAGGATTATTAAATGGATAAAACCATAAAGGTTTTTAAAATTACAGTTGTTGTTTTTTTAATGATTTTATCAGTAGCGATGTTTATTATGTTAGATGATCATACTGTAAAGTATGATTGTAATATGTTGATGGGCGGATGGCATCCTGATGTACCAGCCCAAGTACAAGAAGAATGTAGAAAAGGAACACAAACATGACTTTAATAGCCAAACCTATTGTTGATAAACAGTTTTGGGTAATACAGCAAAACGAAGAAAAAGTTGGCAACGTAGAAGCCTGTGCCGGTGGGTATCAAGTAAAAATAAACAATCAAGTAATAGCACAATACAAAACTATAAAATTAGTTGAGCGTAATGTTGACATACAATTTGAACCTTCCGCCAAAATAGTAAAGAAAAAGATATCTACCAATACCGTACACGGATTTCCCACAGCAGGTAGAGCGCACAATCCTATGTGGGACGTACCACAAAAATTACCAGTGTATACTAAAACAAAAAAAAGTAAAAGTTGGCATGCCGCCGGCTGGTATACAGTTAAAAAAGGTCGTAAATGGGAAGCTATGCAAGATCCCAAATTAATTTTATTACAAAGATATCCTTATAAAGGACCATTTCATACAGAAGAAGAGGCAATACCAAAATGACAAATTTATTTCGTGACCAAGAAAAATTCATGCGAGCTTGCGAACAAACAGTAGACGAGGAAAACATTTCACAATATGCTATGTATTTGAAATTAATCGATGAAGAAGTTTCCGAACTACATCAGGCTGTTGTTGCTAATGATAAGGTAGAACAGTTAGATGCCCTTGTTGATATTTTAGTTGTCACCATAGGAGCCATACATAGCGCAGGCTTTGATGGCGAAGGTGCTTGGAAAGAAGTTATGTCCACTAACTTTGCCAAAATCGATCGTCAATTAGGTAAGGTACGTCGCAGAGAAGATGGTAAAGTTTTAAAACCTGATGGATGGATACCTCCTCAATTAGAAAACTTTTTGAAGAGGTAACAGTGAGCTTACATCTACAAAAATTTATAGAACGCATACGTGGGCACGAAGCTCGTGGTGTTAAAGATTTTGTAATGCCAATGGCGGATGCCAAAGGCATGCACGCTGATTTAACTGAATTGCTTCTTGAACTTAAACAGTATCAAGAAGCCGAGCTGTCGTCAAAAGACGAAGTCATACAGGTTCAAATCGATGGCGGAAAATTTTAATATGCGTCTATTTACTATATAAATATAGCATTATGTCACGTCCTAAACCAAAAATTTTAGCAGAAGTAACAAATAAATCTACTTACAAAAGTGAGCAGGTGCTAGCCTCTGAAGGTATTTGGGCGGTGTATTTTTCCGATGAACCTATCAATTTAAAAACCAGCAATATGTTAGTTCAATACCCTGGACCCAAATATAAAAAAGTATCATTTAGTAATCCAGGACATGCCATTAATCTAGCTAAAAAACTAAATCAACAATTTAAAACAGACAAATTTAGTGTAGTATTGCTAAAGCAAGGCGATAAAATTTTTCCTTAATGTGCGCGATCTTAGACAACAATTAACACACGATTTAGTAAAAAAATTAGATGTTGATTTAGGTATTACCTATAAAATTGCCATGAAAACTTGGTGGCATAATATAAGACCAGATGGCGGTATGCGACTTACTGACAAAGGTTATCAAATATTAAATCAAATGCTTAAACTGCCACAATACAAAATTGAGTTGACTGGTATCAATAAAATAAACAATAGTGTGTTGTTAGACTTAGATAGGAAAATACAGAATCCCTATTACATTATGGCCAAACATACAGTTCCATATAGACTTGTGTTATTTGGGGATAAAGAAGCTATGTTAATTACATTATATGGGGATTTAATTAAATTTTTGAACAATTATTCTGTTGATTCTGTCCAAAAAACCAGCTAAAGTATAGTACTAATGTCAATAGCGAATAAATATTAGACTATGGACCAACGAAGGAAATCTATAGAAAAAAGACTACTAAAAGAAATTTTTTCTAATGATAAAATAGCGCAGTCTAAAAAAATACGAGTTCAACTACATCTAGCTTGGCACGCTCGTGGCAATCTCCCAATTGACGGCAATATAGTGAAAGGATATAATTAGTATGATGATAACTATAACCGCATTAATCATCGGGGCTGTAATTGTATATTCAATGATTGAAATCAAAGATTACATTAACAACACCCGCAACTGAATATTATCTCTAGCAATAATGCTAGAATTAATATACGTAACAGAGATGTTACATTTTTAAAAGGAAATCAAGAATGAAAAAAATTATAGCAATTTTAGTATCAACTTTTGTAGTAGGCTCAGCTATGGCTGCGTCGGTATCTTTAGAAGACCAATTCCAAAGTGGTGACAATGGTGCGGCTGATAGCCATAACTATTCTGTAACTATCAAAGAATCTGTTACTAAAAATATCACAGCTGACATTGCTGCAACACAGTATGTGAGTCCTACTGACAGTTTAAGTACTCGTGCTGAAGTAGGTGGTACATATAGTCATCCAGTTGGACCAGTAGGAGTTTATACTCGTGTAGCTGTTGGCAATAAATTTACAGGCAGCACAGACTTTGGATACTATTCAGTTGAACCAGGTGTTACAGCGGCATTAGGATCTGGAGTTTCAGCTAAATTGGGATATCGCTATCGCACAGCATTTGACAACACTATCAGCGACAAGACTAACACAGTACGTGCTACAGTTGCTTATGATTTAACTAAGAAAGATCAAATCGGTGTACGCTATGACAAGCAGTATGGTGATAGTCAATCACACACAGTGAATTTAATTTATACACGTGGTTTCTAATAGTAACTAGCATCAAAAACCCGCTTAGGCGGGTTTTTCTTGACTTTTTATTGTAAATAATATATAATGTTAGTATTGTTGTAATTCCTTTGTAGTAAAGGCATTGTGGACGTGGGTTCGATTCCCACCATCTCCACCGAAGTGTATTGTGCAACCAAATGGGAGTGCAAAGTTCGTGGGACAGTATATTTCGTTGGGGGTGACCTGGTTTCGACATGGTGAGATAGCGAAAAAGGCAACACGGGAAGGTGAAACCCGTAGGGTTGGGGAGACTCGGCCGTAGAAGCAAATCTCGTAAATGCAAAAGCATCTACTGGCGAAGTAACTGTTTCAGGTAAGAACATCAAGTTCCGCACTTTAGCAGCCAAAGGCCAATCTTTAGCAGTTTAATCACTGCTTTGCGGAGTTATCCGTCGAAACAGAAAATAACAGATAGGAGCTTCGGCTCCTATTCTTTTGACAGCAATCTCTGGTTGACTTTTATGTAAATAACAAGTATAATATATAAATTACTTAAAGAAAGGCAAATATGGCTGGAACATCAAAATCAATTTACTTAACAATATACAAAAAAGGCACATTAAAAACTGAGTTTACAAAAGTATTTTTTAATGCCAAAGATTATAATGCTTATGTTAAAAAAGATGAATTCCAAGAAAAATGGCCTAAAGCTGAATTTGATATTATAAAAGAAATTTATTAAAGGAGGGCATGATGCCCAGTGTATTTTTAGTAAGTGACACACACTTTGGGCACAAAGGAGTATGCCACTTTACACGTAACGATGGAGTAACTAAACTTCGACCCTGGGACACTCCTGAGGAGATGGACGAAGCTATGATTGCGAAATGGAACGAACGTGTTAAGCCTACGGATAAAGTTTATCACTTAGGTGACGTTGTTATTAACCGTAGGGCTTTACCGACGCTAGCCAGATTAAACGGTGACAAAGTTTTAATTCGTGGAAACCATGACATTTTTCCAGATGACGAATATCGTCAATACTTTCGCGAATTACGTGCTTACCATGTGATGAACGGAATGATATTGAGTCATATTCCTATTCATCCAGAAAGTCTAGGAAGATTTGGAACTAACATACATGGACACTTACACGCTAGTCGTGTGATGTTATCTGGATTCAACGGTAAACAAACTGATATCGTTGATACAAGATATCACTGCGTATGCGTTGAGCAAACTGACTTCGCACCAATCTTGTTTGAAGAAGTTCTAGCACGTATCGAAGCTGAAGGTGGACAAATAGGTTTCCAAAATGGGAATGGTACCACCCAAACCAGTATGTAATTGCTGATCCCTCTAGTATTCAGCATCCGCCGGGGCGAAACAGGGAATGGGCTGCCGTCTGCGGGGTTTGATAGTTTTCCTGACACACAAAAAATTATCACTTATTCAATCAGCTAAATATTTCCATAATGAATATCATATGCGGTCCTGCCGATGATCAACGTGAAATAACANTTACACTACCTAACAAAAGATCTAGAATAGGAGTTTTAGTAAGCGGTGGCATAGACAGTGCTATACTGTATTACCTGTTGCATTTAGAAAACACCGCCACAGGTAATATTCACGAAATACGCCCTATTTCAATTTTAAGAAAAGAAGGATCTAGATATTTTAGTCATTTAGTAGTAGGAGCCGTTAATCAACAATTCAATATACCATTCATAGAACCTCAACTGTTTGGTGATAACTCATTACCTGAAGAAAAACAAATTAAGTCTTTGGTTGATCAAAGTCTTGTTTCGGGATTTAACATAGTTTACGCTGGAGTAATAGAACAGTTGCCACAACATATGGTTGACTGGCAACCTATTCCCAGTAAAGAAACCGCAAGATTCAAAACACCATTTCAAACTATTAATAAAAGTCACATTATAGATATAACTATTAAGTTTAAACAAGAAACTTTGTTTTATATTACTCACAGTTGTGCTAGTGCTGATTACCAAGTAGGAAGATGTAATCGCTGTAACGGTTGTAATGAAAGATCTTGGGGATTTGAAAAACTAGGATTGGTAGATCCCGGAACTATATAAGTCTTGGATAATACTAACTAATTCGTTATAATTTTTAGGTTTTGGAGTTTTTTTAGTGGGTGTAATAAAATTAACAAAATCTTCGTAATATAATTCTAAATTAACATCAATTTCACTACAAAGTTTATTACACTCTAACATGTGTATAATACAGTATTTAATTTCTTCCAAATTAATATTAATTATTTCTTCGGATGAAAAATCATTAATTACTCCACCTAAAGTACGATTTTTTAGAGTTGTAGTTGCTGTATAATAGGTCCAAATTTTTCTATTTCTGGCAAGATAAAAACTGGCTATTTGTTCAACTACATTTTTACGATTAAGTTTAATTTTAAAATTGTCATTGGAAAAAATATATTTTTTAAGTGTTTCGGGATAATTAGAAATATGACTAACTATTATTTTTATGGCATGTCTATTGTTTGATTGTTGAATAAATTCTTCTAGACAAAAATCAGGTGCTGGCTCAATATAATATTTAATATCAGTGTTTAAATTGGTAATATGGTGTAAGAGAGCATTACTGCCAGTTCTTGGACTGGCAAAAATGATTACTGGCCATTTATTAATATTCATTTAAAACAAAATCCATATTTTTCATTAAATATTTCATGCTAAAGCAACTCCATGTATAGGTGGTAAAATAGGGTCAACATCTATATTATCACAAGTCCAAGGCATAAGCCTAATACTAAGAGCTATTGCCGAATTGTTTCCATCGTTACGTAGAGAATGAAAAGTTCCTATATCGCTTATGAATGGTTTATCGCACATAACAGTGTCTAATTCTAAAGCAAAAGAATCTGAAATCATTGGTACTATTGGCCAGTTGTTGGCTTCCCCATAATAAAATACTTTTGTAGAATCAGTTACTTCATACCAAGACCATGTTAATTTGTCACAGGATTTTAAAGGTAAGAAAAGACACCTACAAGATTTTCTGGGATCTTTAGTTTCTTTAGGCTTGTCTGAATGTATGCTAAATCGAGTATTTGGAGGCAAATAAACCAACATAATTTTAGCTGTTGTATATTCAGTGTTGTCAATTTTTAAAATATTAAAAATCTCAACTTGTTTATCTTTAGACAAGGGCACAACTTGACTAGAAGAATATTCAACAGAACCAATGACTGAAAGTATATTGTCAGTTAAAATATTATTCCACACAACTGATTTATAGTAATTCATGCTGATATTTAGCACTAAATAAATCCATGTCAAACGATAACTTGCTATTTGCCAGCGTAAATTTACCTTTATTAAATAAAACAGAAGCTGCCAAGCAATTACTTGCTTTACCAAAAAAGTGTAGTTTTTGGGATGCCTATCGATATACTAAAATGATTCCGCTTATGAGCAAAGGTGGATTAGTGGCGTCAAACAATTTATCCGGAGAATTTAAATGGAATAATTATACACCCGATATTATCAGAGATTGGTTTGATAATATAGTGTTTCCTTGGATGGGGATGAAGTCTAGAGTAATGGCTTTGATTACACAACCCGGAATAGCTAATTATGAACATATAGATTGCGACCCGCATGAACTTAATAGTAAACAACATAAGTTTAGAATTGTTTTACAGGGAGATACTAGCACATTATATTTTATTACCGATAAAGGAAATATCCATGTGCCTAATCTTGATAAATGTTTTATTATGGACGGCGGCTGGCCGCATGGAATGATTAATAATACCGATGATGTTAAAGTAACATTAGCCGTTGG